GAGTTATATTTATTTGAATGTAACTCGGTTTTTTTATGGACAAAACAACCCGATCAACAATGGTCGGGTTTTTTATTACCTCAAAAAAGCGAGGTGGAGAAATATGTCAAATAGAAATCCAGATGTTTGGACACAGATTTGGGAGTTACTAACCTTACATTTTGCTCATCATAATCAGTTAATTTGCGGTGTTGTAATTGCTTTTTTTACTTCTCTTATTAAATCCTTTCTTTATGGGAAAACAGATACACCAAGGCGTGTTATTGCAGAAGCACTTTTATGTAGTTTGATTGCTGGCTCTTGTCAACCATTACTCATTCATTTCAATTTTGCTACGGATTTAATTACGCCTTTTGGGGCTGGAATAGGATTGTTGGGAACAAGTGTAATTAGACAAGGTTTATTGAAATTCTTTCATTACAAGGCAAATGGGGGCAATAATGAAAATCAGTGATAAAGGCGAGCATTTTATTGTTAAAGAAGAAGGCGAACGTTTAAATGCTTATCAAGATAGCGTAGGGATTTGGACGATTGGTGTTGGCCATACGGGTTTTGTTGATGGTAAACCAATAGCAAAAGGGCTGCAAATCACACAAGCGAAGTCGAGAGAGATATTGCGTGCGGATTTAGCTCGATTTGAGAAAGCGGTTAATGATGGTGTTGAAATGCCATTATTGCAACATCAATTCGATGCTTTAGTAAGCCTTGCTTTTAATATTGGCGAGGGGGCTTTTAAGCGTTCAACCTTAGTGAAATTACTTAATCGTGGAGATTATAAAGGTGCTGCAAATCAGTTTTTGGCTTGGAAAAATGCTGGCGGTCGTCCGATTTTGCTTAAACGTCGTGAGCGTGAAAAATCGTTGTTCGAAAATGGGTATATTTAACAGTTTAGGAAGTGCGGTCAAAATTATCGCACTTTTGTTGATTTTGGGTTTGGGTGTATGGTCGTGGCGGCAGTCTCAGATGATAAGTAGCTTACAGGCTACGAACCAAACTCAAGCCCAAACTATTTCACAGCTTGAGCAAAGCCAAGAAATGCTAAATCAGCAATTACAAGCTGAACAGAAAGCGGTTGAGCAACAACAAAAACTTACAAACGAACTGAAAGCCAAAGCGGAGACTAAGCGTGAGAAAGTTAGAGTTATCTTCAAAAACAATCAATGTGCTAATACTCACTTGCCTGACGGTGTTATTGAGCAGTTGCAGTAGTCAGGTTAAAACGCAGTATTTATTCCCACCACAAGCCTACACAATTCCTTGCGAGCGGTCAGTATTTAGTGGCAAAACCTACGGTGATGCTATCGAGCATTTAATTAAGGTCATAGCTGAAAGAGATTTATGTGCAAGTCAGATTGATAAAATTCGAGAATGGCGGATTGAGAATGCACAGCATTGAGATTGAGAGATAAAAAATAAACCCTAAACATTTGCGGTGTTTAGGGTTTTTCATTCCAACTTCCTATACAAGAAGGAACGAGATGTGGAAATTATTACATTTTTAACCGTAACCATCAAGGAGATACTTATGGAATATGGTTTATGGCAAATAAGCCTTGCAGTAACGTTGCCTATTTTGGCTTTCGTTTCCCCTAAACTTGTAAATGCGATTGCTAATTTATTAAATGCTTTAAAGTAAATTAATGAACTATTCGTTGGTGGTAATAGAATATAGTCTATGGCAAAAGAAAATTGGAAAGCACTACAAATAGAATATCTCAAAGCAAATGCGAGAACAGGTATTTCAATTAAGGACTGGTGCGAGAAGAAAGGATTAAAGTTCGCTACTGCTAAACGCTATATAAAAAAGCCTGAAACTGTATTTAATTCATCTAAAAACAGCGAAAAAAATTGCGAAATTGAGAACACGGAAAAGTCAGACAAAACAACAAGTTATCAAGAAAACTGCGAATTAAATTGCGAAACAGAGAGCGAAACTGCGAAACAACAAACTATTTCGCAAGTCAATTCGCAGAAAGCACGAAAGCATGGTGGTTATGCTCGCTATTTTAAGGATAAATCTGCCTTTGATGTGGTAGTGGATTTTAGCCTTAAAGATGAAATTGATTTAATGCGACAGCGTGCAGTAAGTGCGGTTGAAAGTATTGAAAAATTCTCCGAGCTTTTAACCAATGCAGAAACAGCAGAGGATAAAGAGCTTTATTCCAAGTTAATTGATTCTGCTGGGAATGCGTTAGACAGGGCGGTGGCAAGGATTGAAAGTTTGAATTATACAGATAACAGTATCGCTAATATTTTAAGTCAAATTGAACTCCGTAAGGTTCAGGCGAAGAAGGTTATTGCGGAGACGGATAAGCTTGAGCAAGAGATTAAAACGAAATCTCGCGGACTTAAAGATTCAGTCGTTTACAACATCGAATTCTAATAATGCAAATCAACTACAAAGCATCAGCGACGTTTAAGAAAATCCATCGCTTAAATCCATTCGTGCTTGCTATTCGTGGTCCTATCGGTAGTGGGAAGTCAGTTGGTTGCGTAATGAAGATGTTCCAAATAAGCCTAAATCAAGAACCAAATGCCAAAGGCATTAGAAAAACACGCTGGGCTTGTATCAGAAACACTTATCCGCAGCTAAAGGGGACTGTAATTAAGACATTCCAAGATTGGATTCCACAAAGTATTTGTCCGATTAAATACGACTCTCCAATTATTGGAATAATGAGAATTCCACATCCTGACGGTAAGACAATTGTTGAGGCAGAATTCTTTTTTCTTTCACTCGATAAGCCGAAAGATATCGACAAATTAATGTCATTGGAATTAACAGGTGTTTGGATCAATGAAGCGCAATTTATGTCATTAGCCATAGTTAACGAAGCAGTGAGCCGTACAGGTCGTTATCCATCTATGAAAGAGGGTGTAGGTGCTACTTGGTCAGGAATGATTATGGATACCAACTCGCCTGATGATGATCATTGGTGGTATGAGTTTGAATGCGGAGTTGATGAAGAAACAGGAGAGCCATTAAAACCATCTAATTGGGAATTTATCACGCAACCAGGTGCGTTAATTGATATCACAGGCATTCCACATGACAGTTTAAGCAAGGAAGTAAAAGCCTTTATTAAACAAGGTTTGTTTGTTGATTATAAAGGTCGTCGCTTTGTCGCCAATCCTCTTGCTGAGAACGTTGAGAATCACAAAAAACAATATGAGTATTGGTTCGACAACATTCAAGGCAAAACGTTAAACTGGATTAAATCACGCATTTGTAATGAGTTTGCAACAGTACAAACAGGAAAACCAGTGTTTATAGATCACTTCAACAAAGAATTGCACGTTTCAAAAGAAAAACTGGTACCAGTAAAAGGTTGGGAAACGTTTATTGGTTTGGATTTTGGTTTAACACCAGCGGCAATTATTGGGCAAATTGCCCCTATTGGACAATTACGCATTGTTGATGAAGTGGTGGCAACGGGAATGGGGATTGAGCGTTTTATTACTGAGCAATTATCTCCATTATTAAGAAGTCGATATGCAGATTGTGCTATTCAAGTGATAGGCGATCCAGCCGGTGTTCAGCGAGCTCAAACTGATGAGCGTACTTGTTTCCAATTGCTCGAGGAATATGGTTTTAATGCTCGCCCAGCCGAAAGTAATAATACTACGGCAAGACTTGAAGCGGTGCGTTGGTGGCTATCTCGTTTGGTGGGTAAGGGACAACCTGCAATGCTTATTAGCCCACATTGTAAGACGTTAATTAAAGGTTATGAAACAGGTTATGCTTATCGCCAATTAAATGTGAGTGGTGAGGAAAAATATACCGAAAAACCTGATAAAAACCGTTATTCACACCCACATGATGCCAATCAATACCTCTGCTTAGGTGCAATGCCAACAATGTTTAAAGAACAAGTTATCAATATTAAATCTCATCAACCATTAAGCACAATTACAGGATATTAAAATGTCAGAACAACTTGCTAATGCCATTGAAAGCTATGGACAGACGCTCCATGGCATTTTACAAGAGCAAATTAAACAACGTCAGCCAATCGTGCAACGCTGGACTAAAGATATGTATCAATACCGTAATCAATATGAAAGTAGTGTTGATACAGGAAAATCTAAAGTCTTTGTTGGTTACACCAGGGCTAAAACAGATGCTTGGTCGGCTCAAATGACAGATATGTTGTTCCCAAGCGATGATAAAAACTATGGCATTTCGCCAACGCCAGTACCTCAAATTGCGAACCTTGCAAAACAGCCTGATAGTCAAGATCCAATGCAAATGCAGCAAATTAATATGGCAAGAGAGTTGATGCAACAAGCAAAAGATCGAGCAGAAGCAATGGAAAAACTGATAGATGATCAACTTGCAGAATGTGACTATGCGACAGAAGCTCGTCTTGCATTGCATTATGCCGCAGTACTGGGGACAGGTATTTTAAGAGGTCCAGTTGTAGATACTATTGATGAGCGGATTTGGTCTGATGATGGAATGGGAAATTGGTCTGCACAAACTCAACCTAAAATAGTACCTAAAGTGCGGTTAGTTTTACCTTGGGATTTTGTGCCAGATATGACCGCTCCAACATTAAAAGATTGCCAATTTGTTTTTGAACGTTCTTACCTTACTAAAAAACAACTTCAGAATTTACTTAATAATCCTTATTACTTAGCTGATACGGTGCAAGCCTTAATTGAAAGCGATGCAAGCGAAACTCATACTTCTAGCAGTGATATGGACGGTTATTTAGATACCTTACGCACCCTATCTGGTTTAGAGAAAGCCAGTAATGATAAACGTTATGAAGTATGGACCTATCATGGTGGCATTCCCGTTTCTGTATTAGAGCAAGCTAATCAATCTTTAGAGGAAGGTTATAGTTTTGAATTGTCAGAAGAACAGAAATCTGAAAAAGCAGAAATTGATGGCGTGATTGTCATGACTGGTAATGGAAAGATTTTAAGCGTTAACCTTAATCCACTTGATACCGCAGAGTTTCCTTATTCTGTTTACACTTGTGAACCTGATGTGGCTTGCGTATTTGGTTTTGGCATACCTTATTTATGTCGTGATGCACAAGAAATTCTCAACACTGCTTGGCGAGGCATGATAGACAATGGAGTGCTAACCATTGGATCTCAGATTGTTGTCAATAGCTCAGTCCTTTCTCCCGTAGATAAAAGCTGGGAGATTAAACCCAATAAATTATGGCGAACTAATGATAGAGCTTCTGCAAATGCGAGTTTTGAGGCACAACGAGCCTTTGGCGTATTTAATTTTGAAAGCAGACAACAGGAACTTGCTAATATTATCCAACTAGCGAAATCCTTTATGGATGAAGAAAGTGGTTTGCCAATGATTGCACAAGGCGAACAAGGGCAAGTCACTCCAACACTTGGCGGTATGTCAATGCTAATGAATGCGGCTAATGCAGTACGCAGAAGACAAGTGAAAGAGTGGGATGACCAAGTCACTAAACCACTTATTCGCCGTTTCTATGAATATAACATGGCGATGAGTGACGATCCTGATATTAAAGGAGATATGCAAATTGTTGCTCGTGGTACTTCAGCTTTATTAGTCAAAGAAACCCAAACGGCACAAATTATCGATATTTTCCAGAAATTTGGTGAGCACCCTCAATTATCTCATGCGTTTGATTGGTATGACGGAGCGAAAACCCTTATGCAGTCAATGAGTATGGGGGCTAAAACCATGCTGTTATCAAGAGAAGACTACGAGCAGAAACTTCAACAGATAGAACAAGCAAATGCAGAGCAACCGCAAGATCCAGAAATTGTCAAAGCACAAATGCAAATGCAGTTAGCTCAACAAAAACAACAGCATGAAATGCAGCTTGAACAGATGAAATTGCAGCATGCAATGCAAATTGAACAAATGAAAGTGGCAATCAAAGAAAAAGAGCTTGAAGTAAAAATGATGGAAATCGAAATGCATCAACACCAAGAGCGAGAAAGAATGTCACTTGATGAGCGTATCAATAGCGTAAAAGTTTCTTCTGATTTACAACGAGAAACCAGCAAGCAAATGTTAGATATGAAGAAATTCCAAGCGGAAATTGCTTTAAAACAACAACCTCTTGCCAATCCAACAGGAAATTATGGCGTAGAGTAACAAACCTCCCTCAACAAGACCGCAAAAGAGCGGTCTTTTTTTATCAATTTTTTAAGGAAAACACCATGTCAAACTTTAACCTTTCTCATGACGAATATAAATACTTACAAAAAACCATTTTTGGCGTTGATTTAGATGCCAAGGGTTCAAGAGGACGAGGACAATCGGATGTTGCAGATGAGGGTTCTTCGTCCATTGATATAATAGCTAACCAATACAAATTGCCGGAAGAACAAGGTTTTTTTGCCGATGTGGTTGATAGCGTTCAAATGGGGGCATGGCGTGGAGCAGGTGATTTAGCCCGAGGTATAGGAGCTTTATTTAA